TCCTATATAAACCGTTGTGTAATAAATTGGTTTAGTAATTACCCATAGTAATTAATTTCGAACGCTTACACAACGGTTTACAATCGAGAAAGAGGTATAAATGAAAGATATAAGTGTAGTATTACCCCAATCAGCAACAAATATTGAAATTATAATGCTTGGTGATATTCACAGGGGTTCTAGGCAATTCAATGAAAAAATGTTTTTAGAAACAATAAATTATATAAAAAATACACCAAATTGTTACACAATAATTAACGGGGATGCAATAGAAAACGCAATTAAGCGCAGTAAAAGTAATTGCCATTTAGCAACTGAGTCCCCCCAAGAGAGTGTAAATTGGTTAATTGACACATTAAGACCGTTAGCAGAGTTGAACAAAATATTAGCAATAGGTCCAGGAAACCATGAAGAACGTACTGAAAGAGAAACCGGAAATGACCCAATGTGGTGGATAGCAAGATGCTTGGAAATAGAAGATAGATACTTTAATGGCATATTTATTCTTTATGTATCTCTGGGTAAAAATAGAAATCGTATTGGCAAGTATCATACTTTTACCATTGTAGGTGGTCATGGTGCCGGTGGGGGTGGAACTCCACAAAGTATGGCAAAAAAACTTCAAGACTTATCACAAATTGTTGTTAATGCAGACGTATATGTATTGGGGCATTTACACCAACAAGTGTGGGTTCCAAAGGCTAGATACGTTGTTGATGCAAGAACAAAAAAACATTATTATTTAGACCCGCTACTTGTTGGTGGGCAAGCGTACCTAGAATTTGAAGGCAGTTATGGCGAAAGAAAAATGTTATCACCTTCAAGTAAAAGGATACCTATTATTATGCTACAAACAGGTTATGATACAAAAAGAGCAGAATTAAGAACAGTAAATTTTTAGACATAAGGGGAACAAATTATGACGGTGGTAAAATTTATAGGGGAATTAGTTGCCATTATCGGAACATTACTTGGTTTATACTTTGCCTTTAAACGTGAATATGACAAGAAGAAGAAGGAAGAAGAAAAAAGATTTAATGCTCTACACAAAGATATAAAGGATACACAAACCGAAGTTCTGGAAATAAAAAAAGATTTGGCTATAATTTCCAACCAACAAAACATAAATGAAAAAGACAGAATAAAACAAGACATCCTTAACTTTGCAGAAAAGTTAAGAGTAAATAAGGTAAACCCAATTTTTAGCATTAATATACACACTTTTCAATCAATATTTGATGAGTATAGCAAATACAAAAACAAACTCAATGGTAATGGGTATGTAGATGCTGAAATGGAGTTTATAAAGGAAGAATTCGAGGAGTTTCAGCACAAATGAAAGGGGAAAAAATAATATGAAGGCAAAAAAATTATTTGAATGGTTTGGGCTATTATTTAGGGAAATTGGTAACTTTCTAACAAACTTATTAGTTCCATTACTTACCATTGTAATTTTTATAGTTGAAATACTACCTATACCTAAGAAGGACAAAGTATTATTGTGGTTAAAAAAGGTAGAGTATTGGGTGTTCTATGCTTCTGGAACTGCCAAAGTACTTGCTAAAAGGGTATTAGATAAAGCAGATGAAGAAGAACTAAAAGAATAAATATTAATGTATAAATATTTACACTACCTATCCTTCATGACGGCATAGAGACTTAAAACCTATGCCATTGGTGTAAGGCTAGTGAGGTTAGAAAGGTTCCTAACGCACTTCTTAATAATTGGGAAGTACCTGAGATGGTGGAACACCGCCCACCCACTAGCCACACCTTAAACCATATGGCGAGGTTGAATAGGTAAAAAGACTACTCTTAATTGAGTGGTTTTTTTAATTTTTTTGTAAAATTATGTATATTTTAGCAATTATTCTATATTATATAGTTAAGGGTTTTACTAATTATTATTTACACAGATTTGTTAATTTAAAAAATATTTTAAAAATTATTATAAATTTATGTATAAAAATTACAAATTATTATATAATATTAGTGTAAGGTAAAAACCTTAATAAAAAGAACACTCAAACCCCTCCTATTGAGTGTTCTTCCCTTAAACTTAATGCACTAAATACTTTATACTTGATTACTTGCAAACTTGAAACACTTGACATTTTAACAAGAGCATAGTGATAAAGTATAAGGCAATATAAGGTTATTGCCTTTTTTATATTAAAACGTATATTATATTTATAATAACATATAATAATGCTACAAGGAGTACTATGTTAAAGATAACAATAAAAAATAGTAATAACGTATATGTAGAGTTTCCCTATAACCCACAAATTGTAGAAAAAGTTAAAGCAATTCCCGGAAGGACTTGGAACCCTAAGGATAAAAATTGGTGGATACCTAGATGTTACCTAGATAGATTTATAAGCAGTTTGGGTGGTTATAACTATATAATTGATGAAATAGAAAACAAAAAAGATTTTGAAAAAGCAAAGCAATTTAAGTTTAAAACAGCCCCTTTTAAACATCAGATAGAGGGTTTTGAATTTGGTAAGCAAAGGGACTTATACCTATTAGGCGACGAGCAGGGTTTAGGTAAAACAAAACAAGCAATAGATACAGCGGTTTATAAAAAACTATTATATGGTTATAAACATTGTTTAATTATATGTGGTGTAAAAACGCTTATATATAATTGGAAACAAGAAATACAAACTCATAGTAATGAAGAATGTATTATTTTAGGGCAAAAAGAAAAAAAGACTAAAAATGGCATAAAGTTGGTTAGTGGGGATAACAAAAGTAAGTTAGAAGACCTAAAAAACATTGATAACTTACCTTATTTTATAATTACTAACGTAGAAACCATCCGCAAGAGAGCAGACAACAAAGTATTTTCTATGCTTAAAACTTATATAGATAGTGGTAAAATAGGAATGGTTATTGTGGATGAATTTCATAAATGTAAAAACCCCTTAAGCCAACAAGGTTCTGCCTTACTAGAACTAAAGCCACAAACGAGAATAGCCTTAACGGGAACACCTATAATGAATAACCCGTTAGATTTATATTCATTGTTAAATTGGTTAGACGTAGAAAAACACAATTATTATGCTTTTAAATATCATTATTGCTATATAGATGGTTTTAAGCAAGTTGTGGGCTTTAGAAACTTAGAAGAATTAAGTGAAAAATTAAATAGTGTAATGTTAAGACGTAAAAAAGAAGATGTGTTGGATTTGCCACCTAAAATCTATACTACCGAATATTTAGAAATGGATACACCACAACTAAAGATATATGAGGAAGTTAGAAAAGCACTTGCTACACAAGTAGATAAAATATTATTAAGCCCAAACCCCTTTGCCCAACTAATTAGACTAAGACAAGCAACTGCTTTTACTGGGATACTTTCATCAACTGTTAGGGTTTCTTGTAAATATGACAGGGCGATGGACATAGTTGAGGAAGTAACTAGTGGGGGTGGTAAGGTGGTTATATTTAGCCAATGGACACAAGTACTTGACCCACTAATTAAAGTATTACAAGACGAGGGATACAATCCCGCGATAATTACCGGCAAAATAACAGAGGACAAAAAAGAATATTATAAGCAAGAATTTGAAACTAATGATAATTGCAAAGTTCTTTTAGGAACGATAGACAGTATGGGTACAGGCTTAACACTTACCCAAGCAAACACTTGTATATTCTTGGATAGCCCTTGGAATAAATCTACTAAAGAACAAGCAGAAGACCGCCTACATCGTATTGGAACTAAGGGAACTGTTAACATTATTACTTTAGTTTGTAAAGACACAATAGATGAGCGTGTAGAAGAAATTGTTTATAATAAGGGTGTGTTAAGCGATGCCATAGTTGATGGCAACATTAACCCAAACAAACGTAAGGCACTATTTGAATACTTATTATCATAGTATTCGTGCAAATAAGCGAAGTGAAAGGAGGTAAAACTTATGGCTAGAAGAACATTAGGAACAAAACAAGTTGCCCCTGCTAGAACGCAGGAAGACTCACAAAAGGATTTATTGGTTGCATTGGTTAAGGAATTAAGTGTATTAAAGCCCGATTTTGATGCTTTAAAAAAACTTGTTGAAGAAAAAACCACACAAATTAAGGAACTTATGCTACGACTAGATGCTGATGAAGTAGATTTGGGTAATTTTGAAGTTAAGTTAACAAAGGCAGTATCAAATGGCTTTAACACAGAAAAACTCATTTCTTGGGCAAAACAAAAAGGTTACACAAACATGATTAAAACAATAGAAGTATTAGACGAAGAGGGGTTAGAAAACTACACATATGATGGAACCATTGCCCCTATTGAATTACAACCATTTCAAGTTGAAAAGGTAACCTATCGTTTAAACACAAGGGTAAAAGGGTAACATGGAATCTCAACTAATTAAAATTGCCACAGTTGAACAATTAGAAACCTACATATTTACACCTTTGCAAGCAAAGGAATTTATTAAAAAAGTAATGTACTATGGAGGCGTAGTTTATTACAACACCAAAACAAGGGCAATGCAATTTGAAAATTGTATTAGACCTATTGCGTTTGCAAGACAAAAAACTTTATAAAGGAGAAGATTTATGAATAGAATTATGAGACCTACACCAAGACCAACTAATGTTGAACAAGCACCAACAATTAGTAAAGAGCCTACTATAACTACAAAGCCACGTGTGGTTACACCACCAGTAGAGGAAGTAAGAAGAGTCGAGGGCGTTGTGCCACAAGACAACAATGAGTATAATGTAAAAGCACGAGTAAAGGAATTTACGGTGTTTAGTAGTGCAACCTTTAAAATTAGGGACAACTATTATAAATTTGAATGCAGTGAAACAAGAGAAATTCCAGAACATCAAGAAGTCAATATGGAACTAGAACTACAAGCAGCGTTTGACCAAGTTAACGCTATGGTTGATGACCAACTTATAGACCTAAAAGATAGTTTAGGTTTATAAAAAGATAGTTCCCACGTGGTAGACCCTATTACTTCATAATGCTTCTGGGAGAACCGTAATGGGGTCTTTTATAATTTATAGGGGGTGGAAATAATAGGAAGATACGATTTTTATAAGGGTAAGTTCTTAATAGCCATATATGATGATAACGATAACTTTATAGACGTTTTTGATAACAATGTTGATATGGCAAAAAAGTTAGGTTTACCAAAGGCATCCATAGACTCTGCCCTATCTAGGGCAACGAGGGGAGATAGAGATGGTATATACTACAATGGTATGCATTATAACATACATACGATACCTTTAACTAAAAAGGAACAAAAAGAATTTTTAGAAATAAAGAAGGAAGAGGGAACATTATATGTACGAAAAAGAAGAAACAAAAAGCCTGCGTAACTTCTTAAACCAACTAACCATTGCTTTTATTGTCCTAAAACTTACAAATGTTATTGATTGGACTTGGTGGGCAGTATTAAGCCCCTTATGGGTACCAATGGCGTTTATTGTGTTTCTATCTTTAGTTGTATTTGTATTAGGGTTATGTGGTGTGGAGGTTACGAAATGACAGAAAAAAAGCAAAACATACAAAAATGTTTTAGTATGATAAAAGACTTCTGCCACACTAATAATTTAAGCCAAAATATTGAAAAATTATTAGGGCAGTACTTAGGCAATTATTTAAAAATAAGAAGAACACCAACTACACTAGAAATGTCAAAAAAACTTAACAGCCTTTTATCCTTAGCAGGTAAAGACGAAGTATATATGGAAGCAATTATTAACAAGGCAATAGAAAGTGGTTGGGCTAGTTTTTACCCTGTTTATGGGTATAAAAAAGTAGTTGATAATATACCAACTACAAGAAAAATACAAGGCGATGGAAGACGTGATAATATTAATTTAGCAAATGAAAAATTTTAAAGAAGGAGGACCTTATGGAATTAACACTTAAACCACTTACCGATATGAACCCAAGGCAACAAATATTGTATGAATATTTACCAACAAGCGATAAGCCTGATAAGTTATATGAAAAGGGTAATTTATCTAGGGAAGATATTAGGGCTATATTTTCTACATCTGATAGGGAAGCAAGAAACTTGGTAAAATCAATGTTGCCTTTTGTCCCTGTTGTTGCAAGTAAAGGGTATTTTATAGCAGAAAATGTTGGTGAAATTGATAACTATGCAAATGCTTTAAAGGCAAAAATAAATGGTTTACAACAAACATTAGACTACCTTGAATTGCACAGAAAAAGAATGGTAAAGGAAAATGAATTCTAAGTATGAATACAACTTTAACGTAGAAAGTTGTCAATATAAAGATGTATGTTCACTTTATGGAACTAAGGGTTGCAACGCTGGGTGCATACGCTTTATGGAGATGGACTACCTATTACATATGAGTAGGATACCACTACAAAAAAGAAAACCTATCGAATTAACACCGGAGGAGGTAGACCTAGAGAGTTTTAGAAGATTAAAGCGTTTAAAAGATGATATTGTAAACTTTGTAAATGATGGTTGTAGCCTATATCTTTATTCAACTACAACCGGCAATGGTAAAACAAGTTGGGCTATTAAACTATTACTAAAATACTTTGATGAGGTGTGGTGTGGCAATGGTTTTAAGCCTAGAGGGTTATTTATTAATGTCCCTAGTTTTTTAAGAATGGTAACTGAAAACGTTACAAACCCGAGCCTAGAATTTAGGGAATTAAAAAACTTAATAGCAAATGTGGACTTGGTTGTGTGGGACGATATTGGTGCAACCAAACTAAGTGATTATGACCATAAGAACTTATTGTCTTTTATAGACCAAAGGTTACTAGCAGAAAAGGCTAATATTTACACAGGCAACCTTCCTGGGGAAAACCTACCAGAAGCACTCGGTCAACGCCTAGCAAGTAGAGTATTTTATGAGTCCTCTATTATTGAATTACAAGGGCAAGATAGAAGAGGGTTAGACCTATGATTGAATTACAACTATTAAATAAAGTATTACAAGATGGAAACCTTAACTTGTTTATTAGAAATGGCATTGATAGAACATATTTTAAGGAATTTCACCCTGAGTATGATTTTATTGTTAACCATTACAATACATACAAGCGTATGCCTGATAGGGAAACAATCATTGGTAACAACCAATTACAATTTGAGTTTTTTACCGTAAATGAAAGTGAAGAATATTTAGTTAACGCAGCAAAAGAACAATATTTATTTGATGAAACTGTTAAAACGTTAACAACTATTAGTAGTAAGTTAGAAGTTAATAGTTTTGAAGCCGTTGAATACCTAAAAAGTGTTCTACCTAACTTAATGAAACAAATATCTACTGGTGGGGTTGACCTTACAAAAGACAGGACTAGATTATATGAAATCGAGGATAAAAAGAATGGTTCATCACAAGTAATATCAACCGGTTTAAAAGAGTTAGATGAAGTAATATATGGTTGGCTTCCGGGTGAAGAACTTGTTACTGTTGTAGCAAGGTTAGGACAAGGTAAAACATGGTTGTTATTGTGGTTTGCTGTGGCTGCTTGGAAACAAGGAAAACGTGTAGGTATTTATAGCGGTGAAATGTCATCATCAAGAATTGGTTATCGTATAGATACACTAATAGCAAATTTTAGTAATAAAGATTTGTTGCGTGGTACCATTGAAGATGTAGAGGGCTATAAACAATACTTAGATACATTGGAACAAAAAGGAAACCCTATTATTGTACTAAGCAAAAAAGAACTAAAAGGTAGGGCAACAGTATCACAATTAAAGAACTTTGCTTTAACTAACAACCTTGATATTTTATGTATTGACCAATACACTTTATTAGAAGATGAAAGAGCGACTAGGGGTACAAGCAGGGCAGAGCGGTTAGAACATATTAGTAGTGATTTATTTGACGCTAGTATTGATTTAGGCATACCGATTATTGTATTATCCCAAGCAAATCGTGATGGTGATAGA